TAAAAGTCCTCCAGCTCCTCGAGGTAGCGCCCCCGCGCCTCGAGCAGAGAGCCGGCGAACTCGCGCACCGCCTGGCGTACGATCTGCTCGCTCAGGTTCGGCAGCAGCATTTACCACGGCCTCCGGCTGACCGTCGCGGGCTCATGGTGGTAGAGCGCGACGACCAGGTAGCCGAGAGCGTCACGCAGGTGGTCGTTCACACCGTCCTTGAGCGGGACTTCCTTCTCGCCGGCCGAGGCACTCGTCTTCGGATAGGAGCTGTCCGCGATCGAGCGAATCATTCCCTTGCAGCTAGGGTCCAGCTGCAGTCCGATCTTGCCGTCCGCGCTACGCAGGAGCTGGCGGATATAGTCGGCCCTGTTCCGCGGGCTCCGGTGCTTCGGAACCGTGCTGTAGACCACGCGCGCGCCCGGGAAAGCGGCCTTCAGCGTCTGGTAGTCGTTCATCAGCACCATCTCGGAGGCGGCGGCGTCGCCGGCCGGGTCGCAGGCGATGAGCGAAATCCTCTCCGCCCACGGCTGCTCGAGGACCTCGATGCAGGCCTGGCGCGTGGTCCGGTCGCGGTACTCCGCGTCCCAGAAACACCGCAGCAGACGCCGCTCATCGGGGGAGGTCACGCTCGGTTGCGCCGCGATCACGCCGGTCGTCCGGAAGCCAAAGTCCCAGCCGAGTACGACCTCGAGGCCCTTATCGATCGGCGTCGACTTCACGTGGCCCGAACGGCTGAAGCTCGGGAAGACCAGGCCGTGGCCGGAGGGACGCTGCAGCTCGTACTCGGTGTCCCACATCTCGGTGGACACGACGGTCTTCTTCTCCTCGACCTCGGCGGTCTGGAGCCAGCCGTGCGGTGCGAGCGTTTCGCGGTAGCACCACTCGTGGACGGGCCACCCCTTCTCGTCGGCCCGCTTCAGGATCTCGGTCATTGTTCCGCTGGTGTACTGGTGCGTCGAGGACATCACCGTCTGGGCCCGCACCCCGTCGCGGCTCATCGGTTGACCAAGCGCAGCGTCCAGGATCTCGAGGTCCATCTCGTCGACCTCGTCCATGCGCAGACGCTGGGGGTGCGGGCCACGCGCCGACCGGGTGCTGGCGAGCAGCGCCCGGATGGTGGCGCCGCGCCGGAACCGCGTCTCGAACCCGGTCGGGTCTCCGGCCATGAGGTAGCGGGGCGCGGAGTCGTACGCCCAGAACCGGCCCATCGCCTCGTGGACACGCTGCGACTGCTGGCCGGACCCGCCAAGCAGCGTGACGTCGGCGTTGAGCGTGGAGGCCTCCACGGTGCTGAGGAGCGCGAGCAGCACGCTCTTCCCGCCGAACCCGCGCGAGGCCTTCCAGACGCACGCGGGATTCCGGCCGAAGTACGCGTCGCAGAAGGCGCGCCACGGCGTGCTGTGGTTCGGGCAGACCTGGACATCGGGGATCCGCAGGCCGTGCGCTCGCTCGATGTAGAGCGCCAGGTCGGCCTCGGTTTCGATCGGCAGATGGAACCGCGAACGACGCACGGTGCGCTGCGCCTCAGCCAACATGGGCGCCTCCGCTGCCGGTGCCACCGATCGTCTCCTCGATGAGAATGGAGCCGGGCTCGTCCGCCACCGGCTTCGTTTCCTGCCGATCTCTCCACTCCGCCGGCCGGCGGTTCTTCAGCCAGAAGATGGCGGCCACCACGTTGCCGCCGTTCGCCATGCGGTAGAGCGACCGTTGCACGGTGTCGTCCGCGATGGCCCGCGCGTCCTCGGTGCGGACCTTGAACTTCGCGTCCCGCTTCATCGCGAGGTAGAGCGCTTGGCGCGAGACGCCGATGGCCTTGGCCGCCAGCGCCATGTCCGCGCCCACCGCAAGCGCACCGATCACCCGCTCTTTCGCGGCCGCGTCGATCCTCACCCTAGGCATGGCCGCGCCAGCCCTCGGCCTGCCGGCCGGTGAACTGTTCCCAGCGGCGGACGATAACGTCGCAGTACGCAGGGTCGAGTTCCATGAGGAAGGCGCGCCGCCCGGTGCGCTCGCAGCCGATGAGGGTGGATCCGCTGCCGCCGAAGAGGTCGAGGACGTGTTCGCCAGCCTGCGAAGAGTAGCCGATCGCACGCTCCGCGAGCTCCACCGGCTTCTCGGTGAGGTGGACCATGCTCTGGGGGTTGACCTTCTTGACCGCCCAGACGTCGACCGCGTTCGAGGGTCCGAAGAACTTGTGTCCGGCCCCTTCACGCCATCCGTAGAAGCACCACTCGTGGTTGCCCATGAAGTCCTTGCGCGTGAGCACGGGATGCTCCTTCACCCAGATGACGGCCTGGCTGAAGTAGAGGCCTGAGGCCTTGAGCGCGGCGGGATAGTTCGCGACGTTCGCGTAGCCGCCCCAGATGTAGAACGAGCGGCCCGGAAGCAGGACGCGAGAGAGATTCCCAAACCACGCCAGGAGCATCTCGCCGAACGCCTCGTCGGAGACGAAGTCGTTGGCGAGCGGGCGGTCCTTCGGGCGCATCCGCCCGGTCGGTTTCGACTTGGTCTTGTGGCGGGCCAGGTCAAAGCCTTGATGGTGCATTCCCCGGGCGTCGGAAGCCTCGACCGCCTTCGGCTTCTTCTTCGCGGAGGCCGTGGGCTTGGCTTCGATCCCCCGGGCCTGGGATCGCGCGAGCTGGGCGGACGCGGTCATCTGGAAGGAGGAGAGGCCCGCGGCGATCGCGTTGTTGGAGCGCGGCTCAACCTTCACGTTGTAGGGCGGATCGGTATTCACGAGATGGATCGGCGCGCCACCGAGAAGCCAGTCGAGGTCCTTCTCGTCGCCGGAGTCCCCGCACATGAGCCGGTGCGCTCCGAGCGTGATGAGGTCGCCGCGCTGCGTGAAGACCTCGTCCATCGGCTCGGGCACGGCGTCGGGATCGCCGATGCCCTCGTTCTTCTGCAGCTCGGCAATCAGACGGTCGACCTCGCCACCGTCGAAGCCGGTCAGCTCGAGATCTGCGCAGGCCTGCTTCAGCTCTTCCAGCACCGCGCCGAGGGCCTCTTCGTCCCACTCTCCGTGGATGCGGTTCAGCGCGAGGTTCAGCTGGCGCTCGCCGATGTCGTCGAGGTCGACCCAGAAGACGGGGAGCTCCACCACGCGCTGATGCCCTCCCACGATGTGATTCGTCCGGCGGTTGCACACCAGCGGCTCGACCATGCCCCAGGTCTTCAGCGAGGCGCGCAACCGCTTCATGTCGTGGTCGGAGATGCGGCGCGGGTTGTAGGGTGCCGCCATGCCCGCAAGGTCGGAGGTCTTTAGGGTGTCAAGTTGCATGCCCTGATCTGAGACCAGGGCATGCATTCTCAACTACTGAACAAGATGGCCGGACCGTTCAGTCCCCCCGTCGCACGATCCGGCGCACGTAGCGCTCGGTGATCCCGTAGGCCTCGGCCGTGAGGGCGTACGCCTCGTTCCGCGATCTGCCCAGCTCGACCAGGCCCCAGAACCCGGACCGCACCATGCGGAAGTCGATCCACCCGGGCTTGCGCACCCAGACACGCCGGCCGTAGCGGGCCCGCTTCAGGTGCTCGCGGACGTGCATCGGAAGCAACTCCCGGGCGGTCGGCGGGGTGTCGTCCCAGAGGGACCTCGGTGGGGTCATCGTCCCGGCCGCCACAGGCCGCGGCGCTTTTCGCGGTTGAGATCCTCGAAGCGTCCCATCGTCTGCCGGGTGGTCTCGCTGCCCTGCGCCCAGAGCCAGAAGTGGGCGGCGAGGGTGCGCAGGTCCTCGGGCGTCGCCAGGCGCCGCGGGCCGTTCGGGTCCTTCGGCGGCAGGATCTCGATGTGCAGGGGAAGACCGCTTCCCATCACGAGGGCGCACCCGAAGTCTGGCCGGACCCGTTCCGGCTGCTCGGTCCCGTCCCCGTTCCATCCCTGGTCGTTCATTCCAGCGCTCCTTTCTGGTTTTCGTTCCCATGACTCCCCGCGACTCCCAGCAACTCCCCGCAGAATTATTGAGACCAGTATCTACAAGCGGGGAGACGCGGGGAGTTGCGGGGAGTGCACAGGCGGAAGCCAGGAAAGTTGTTCATCTCTACGGCTCGCCCCAAGTACCCCGCGACTCCCCGCGACTCCCCGCAGGTCCCGCCGGATCGCCACCGGCCTGCTGCAGGTAGTAGCGGTTCGACCCGGCGTGGCTGTCGGACCGTTTGCGCACCTTCCACCCGCCGACCGGGCGGTTGCAGAGCTGCGAAAGTACTCTCCTCCCAAGGGTTTGCAGTTGTGCCCCCGGCGCCTTGGCCAGGACGTCGGGGAAGAGCTTTTCCTGGACCACGATCTCGAGGACCTGGGATCCAGAGACCTCGATCGTGCCGTACCGGGCCCACCAGGCGTCGACGAGGGCCCGGACGTCCTGGCTCCACTCGTCCGCCTGGTCCGACCACTCCTCGCGGTTCTCGAGCCAGTCCGGACCCATGCTGTGGAGCTCGAGAATCCCGCCGACCGCGGCGGCCCAGGCCTCGAACCCGCCGAGGCGCCGTTTCCCCGCGGGCCGGCCGGCGGCGACCCAGCGGGACACCATGCCGAGCAGGCAGGCGAGGACCTCGCGGCGCCGGCCGGCGGCGTAGGCCAGGGCATCGGGGTGCTCGAAGTCCTCGCGCGTCTCGGGGTGGTCCGTGGTCGGTTCGAGCCAGATCGGGACGATGCGCTTCGAGATCTCGGCGGAGGCCCGGAGGTTGTTGGCCGAGGCCACCAGGGTGAGGGGGTTCGGCAGGTCTGGCATGGAACTGGCCCCGAGCGTGCGCCCCTTCCAGGTTGGCGAGGTCAGCAGAGACGCGAGGGACGGAGAATCCAGGACCGAGGCCGCCGGCAGGTTGTCGAGGTGGACGATGGTGGCGCCCTCGAGAATCATCGAGGTGATCCGCTTCTCGCGCTCTTCCTCGCGCTCCCCGAGTTGGACGCTCGGGACGCGGGTGCCGAGGATCGCATGGCCCAGGACGGCCGAGATCAGCAGGCCCTTGCCGGTGCGCTCGATCGAACTCTGGACCAGGTGAAGCGGCACGGTGTCGACGGCCGGACGGATGAGCGGGGTCAGCATGAGACCGAAGAGGTTGACCATCGAGGACGTGTCGCGGAAGGGGAAGTCGACGATGAGATCGGTGAGCAGTTCGCCGTCGTACGGCACCGGACCAATGCCCTCGAGCTCGGGCGGCTCGTCGTAGAAGACGCCGGTCGAGGCGTTGTACCCCGGTGTGGAAAGAGCGAAGTCGACGCCGGCAAAGACCGGGTAGTGCGTGAGCAAGTGCAGCGAGAGAACGTACGACGAGGTCGCGGCCGCGGCCAGGACGATGGAGGCCTGGTCCTTCGAGCAGGACCGGAAGGCCTTGCCGCTCTTGGTCCACTTCGCCAGGGTGATGTGCCGGTCGATCCAGAGGCGGAGGCGGTCGGCGTTCACCGCTCGAAAGGTCTTCTGGCCCTGGGGTCCGACCAGCTCCCCGACGATGTACTCGCGGCGGTAGAGGGTGCCAGGGGGCAGGGCGCGGAGGACCTGGACCGCGAAGTCGTCCGCGCCCTGCTCGACGACCTCACCGGAGTCGCCCTGGATGTGCTCGCCCGGGATGAGCACGGTTCGGGTCGGGTCCCCCGAGACCACCCGCTCGCGCGGGGGTGGCGCCGTCCGGGGCGTGCGCATGCCGGCGCGCGCGGCGGACTCGATGGTTGCGTCGGTCTCCTTCTCGGTGAGGCCGAGCTCGAGGGCGACGGCACGGAGCTGCGCGACCAGGGGTGCCTGCGGGACCTCGCCGCCGGCCACGAGCTGGAAGAGGGCGAAGGCGGCCTTGTTCAGCGTCTCGTTGCGCTCCCCGACCGGGGCGGCGCGGAGGCCGGCCAGTTCCTTGTCAACGGCGGCCTGGGCGTAGGCCGAGAGCTTCTCGTGGCGGAGGCGTGCCAGGACGGCGGCCGGCAGGTCCGGCGGGGGCACGTCCCAGGGCGCGGCCTCCCAGGCGTACAGGGCGCGCGTGTCGGGGTGTACGGACCCGGGGTAGACCACCTGGCCGCCGTCGCCCCGTACGTCGACGTGCGCGCCCAGGCGGCCCGCGGAGTTGCCGACCGGGGGGTCCGGCGCGCGGAAGTAGATGTGGAGGCCTCCGGACCCGGTCCGGACGCGCGGGGCCGGGGGCAGGCCCGGCGGCACCTGACCGCCCTTGGCGGTATCGACGTCGATGACGACGACGCCGGAGACCGTGCCGGTCCGCAGACCGATGTTGTCCGGCCAGGCCTCGAGTTCCTCGCGCGGCATCGGCGGTTCGGTCTGCCACCCCTTCCGCACGGGCACCTTGCCGCGGAGCGTGGTGAACGCCCAGTTCGCTGGCGTACGCGGGTCGAGGCGGGTTCCGGTCCTGGTCATAGCTGCTCCACGTCGGCCACGGAACGGGCCTCGATGTAGAGGCCGCCCTCGCGCAGGACCATTGCGCGGAAGGACTGCTGTGCGGGCGAGAGGCGGGCGTTTCCGGTCTTCAGCTCGATCGCGACGAACCGCCCGCCGGGGTGCTTGAGGCCGATAATGTCTGCCGATCCGGTGAGGCCGTATCGAACCGGGTTCCCGGCCGGAGTGAACCCGAACCCGGTCTCGTTCGGCCAGAGCACGATGTCGTGCCGGCCAATGAAGTGGCGGAGGATCGCGAGCTTCAGCTCGCTGTGCTTTCGGTTGTGATCGGCGCGGTTGCCCGCACGCGCTGCTGCATCCTCCACTCGGGCCAAGCGCCGAACTTCGCCTTGAACTGGTACGCGGCCCACCCGTCCTTCCATCCGTTGCTCCTTGCCTTGGAAAGCAGCTCCCTGTAGACGGACTCCCTTGCGAGACTTCCGGCCTTGAACGGATCCACGAGTACGAGGCGTCCCTGCATCGTGGCGATCAGGGGCCACCGTCCGAACCTCTTCTGATACCGGTAGAGCGACCACCCTTCCCGGTAGCCGTACTGGAGGCGTCGATCCTCGAGAGCGTCCCAGTACGCCGCGCGGACCTCGAACGGGACCTCGTCGACTTCGCCGAGCTTCGAGAGATCCCCCTCGCCCTCTTTCGGGATCTCGGGGGCGGGGCGCTCGAAGCCACACCCCGGACAGCGGCGCCAGGTCGGCTCGAGGAGCATGTAGCACTTCGGGCACCGCCCCAGGCCGTGCCAGGCCGGGCGGGGTTCGCGGCGCACGCCGTCCAGGGTGAACTCGTGCGGGTAGGTCACGCGCAGGTGCATCGCGTGGTTGCCCGCGTGGTCGAGCACGATCGCGCCGGCCTTGTCCGGGCAGGCCCGCATGATGCGCCCGATCATCTGGAGGTGGAGGCAGAGGCTCTTCGTCGGGCGCGCGATGACCGCGACCTCGAGCGCCGGCAGGTCCCACCCCTCGGTGAGCAGCATGCAGTTGGAGACGACGTGGGTCTGGCCGGTGCGGAGGCGGGCGAGCACATCGTCGCGGTCAGTGGAATCGGCGTCGAGGTGCTCGGCGGCAATTCCTGCGTCCTGGAAGCGTTCCACGATGGCCTTCGAGTGCGCGACGTTGACGGCGAAGACGACGGTCCGCCGGCCCGGGGTGAGCTTCTGCCAGTGCCGCACGACGTCGCCGACGAGCTTCGGAGCGCTCATCGCGGCGCCGAGCGCCTCGACCGCGTAGTCGCCACCGCGCACCTTGATGCCCGACAGGTCCGGCGGAGGCGGGGCGTAGACCTCCGGCTCGACGAGGTATCCGGCGCGGCAGAGCTCGGCAACGCTCGAGGCCTGGATGAGCGTCTGGAACGGGGGACGCAGGCCGCGCCCGTCGAGGCGGAAGGGCGTGGCCGTGAGGCCCAGGATCCGCGGCGCCTCGAGGACCTTGTAGCTCGCGGCTGCGACGTGGTGGCACTCGTCGATGACGAGCAGGTCGCAGGGAGGCAGGCCCCGCCGCGCGATGGTCTGGACCGATCCGACCTGGACGTCGGCGAGCGTGCGCGGTTCGTCTGGCATGATGAGGCCGGGGAAGATGCCAAGACGGCGGAGCGCCGCGACCGCCTGGTGGATCAGCTCGCGGCGGTGCGCGACCCAGACGACCTTGCCGCCGTGGCGCCGGACGATGTCGACGCCCATGACGGTCTTCCCGGATCCGGTCGGCGCGGCCAGGACCGGGCGGCGGTCGATGGCGTCCAGGACGGCGTCGACGGCGGTCTGTTGGTAGTCTCGGAGCGTAACCATGTGCTCCTCTCGATCTGCAGGTCTTCCTCCTCCCGCAGCCCCCCGCGGGGGTGGTGGGTTAGCGATTCAGATCGAGGTACGCCTTCCCAAATGTACATTTCCTAACGTTAGTCTCCGGGCCCGTCCCATGACGCCGGCATATGTCGGTTTGGGTGGATGATTCGGGCCCACTTTTCGGGCTCGTCTTGATCCATTGGATGCATATCTTGTCCAGCTAAGCACCACCCTTCTTCTGTCTCTTTTGGACCGCCTTCTTCACTAATCTCCC